TTGGACTTTGTTTTAATTTAAAAGCCATAACTTATTTTTTAGCAAACTTTTCTACGCCTGATATACCGAAGCAACCAAGTACAACCCAAACAAATGAGTTGTATACGTATTCGTTTATTATTAAATCTTGACCTATCCAACCGGTAACTAAATCAGCTACCATTATTAAACACATAACTGCAAACGCTATAAAGCCTACTACAGCTTTTTCGTTCCAGTCATTGTTATTTTTAAATATTTCCATTACTCTTCGCTAAAGTATGCAATTACAGCACTACTAGCACCTAAAGTTATAGCTGAAAATCTACCGTAGATTATCATACCTGCTGGAAATTGAGTAGCACCACCATTATTTATAGCTTCAGCGTTAAGACCATTACCAGTTGCCGAAGCGTCTTTAGTAGTACCAGGGTAATGTAATCCATCACTGTTAGCTGGTGTTAGTGTTGCAAAAGTACTATCAGCTGTTACTATTTGTATAGCAGTAACTACTTTACCGGTAGGTGGAGTAAAAGCGCCTTGATCATTTATGAAAGCTCCACCGCTTTGACCTATATCTATTTGATTAAGATTTTGTGCCATAATTTGTTATTTTATTATTTACTTTTCTATAAATAGAGTATTACATATTAGAGTGTTTAATTACCCTAAAAAAAAATAGCCACCCGCAAGGATGGCTATTAATATATAGTTTGTGTAGTCTCTTAGTAACTACCTTCTAACACTATACCGCAACCGTCAATACCAAGACCTTGTAAAGCCTTATTTATTACAGGTGCTCCACCAGAACCATCTACAACAGTAACAACACCACCATTGTTATTACCATTTATGATTGCGTTAATACCTTCAACGATATTTTCGTATTTAGTAGCATCATGATCTATAGTTATAATGTCATCAGTACCGTCATTTTTTAAAGACTTAAATCTAAGAGTTGTCTGACCAGTAGCTGTAGCTTCTATACCAATAAGTGAACTAGCTGGGTACATTACTGAGGTTTCAAGTCCTTGCTGCATGGTAACTGTAATAATATCTCCAGTTTCAAAGTTATAACCATTAGCAGTATCTTCTGTTACATTATCAAATGTAATAACACTGTCAGCTACAGTTTTAATAGCAGAGGTAGCTATCGTTAATGCTACACCTGCGCCAGGGTGACTATAGTTAGATCCAATATTTGAGTTAGCAGCGTCTGCTGGTGTAACCGTCATGCTAGCTATCTCAGTAGCACTAGCTACTTTATAACCTGCTCCATCAACAGCTCCACCGATAGATGCAACGGAAAAAGCATTTAATGCTTGCGTTGCACTTCCTTGAGTAGAAACAAGAGTTGCTGGTCTAAATTTTCTAAAGTATAAATATGTTTCCATTATGAAGTAGTTATTGTCATTGCAGAAATTTCAGATATACCACTTGCACTTATAGCTCCTTCATTAGAAGGTAAGTCATCGTTTAAATCTTTAATAACTGTAAAGTTGTTAGTATTATTTCTATTACCATTCGATAACTCTGCAAATTTATCACAAACAGTTTTATGAGCACCACTTGTTATAGTACATGATATGTCATCGTTTGCCGCAGCGTTTGCCCTATCATTAAAGAATAACTCTAATGTAGTTACATTTGTTGAGACAGCACCTAAAAATTTAGATCGCGGAAACATGATTGCATCTTTATCAGCATCACTATCTCCGGCTACTGCGAAAAATAAATAATTTTCTGCCATGATTATAATGTTAAAGTGTTAAGACTTAAAATATCTGGATGAATAGATGCACCAGACACATCGTCTACTACCTCTACTACAGCACCATGTCTTGGGTGTCCACCCAAAGCATTTGCTAAAGCTTGAAAAACTCTTTTTTGCTCTACACCAGCTGCCCCATCAGTAATATCTAAATCTACTAATGAAGTACCGGTGGCAGCGCCACTTGTTTTTGCAAAGTTTACTTCCATCCTACCAGTAGCTGATACAACAGCTCCTAAGAACCTTTCAGGATTAACTGATAAACCGGCTGTAACACTTTTAACAAATTTAATTGTTGTTGCCATTTTTTGTTGTTTAGTAATTAATAATTATTTATGAATTAAAGTTTAAGGTTAATGGGTTTTGGTTTATGATATTAATTAAAGAGATGCGGTTATGATAACCGCTTCTCAATATTAGTATATACTTCCATACCTTCATCAGTTTTAAACCACTGTGCAAGTGCGGAGTATGGGTGTTCGTCAAACGGAACTGTCATAAGTTTTCTATCGTTAGATCCCCACATAAAATAGCGTTGATCTTGTGATAACTTTATAATGTTTAGTTCAGCCGCTTTAATACCAAAGTTTCTTAGTTGAACATTGTCATCGTTAACTAACTCTAAAAATAATTTAGGGTTTCGTTTAGCGTAAAGCAACAAATCTCTTCTAAGTTCTTTAGAACTCATTTCTGAAACTTTAGAACCTACTTCGACTCTCATAACTGCTTCAGCTAAATCTATATCTATATTTTTAGCAGCGTTTAAAGCTTCGATTTCAAACTCTAACCAATCAAGTTGAGACTCTGCAACTTCAACTGGTTTATGCTCGTAGTATAATTGATCTTTATGTGGGTGATAAAAAGATAATAACTTTTGTAATACAGTTTTTTCTTTAGGCACGTATAAGCTTCCAGATCTAAAAATTATATGCTCTAATCTTTGATCACCTTTCATTTCGTCTACAAAACAGGTTTTTTGATTTTGACAATACTTAAGCTCTCTTTCGTAACCTTTTGATTCATCAAAATAGTATATGTTAGCAGCTTTGATAGATCTTGAAACAGGCTTTTTACCTCCTTTCAAGTAATACATCCTATCTTTTATCTCCCAAGAAGGTTTAGCTTCTTTTTGAATTACTTGTTTTGGTGGTGCAACTACAGTTTCTACAGTTTGCTCCACTACTTGTTCAACCGCTTTATCGGTTGTTGTTTTCTTTTTAGCCATAATATAATATAATAAAAATTAAAAAAATAAGACCGAGGCCGAAGCCTCGATCTAAATATAAATTACTTCATTAATAAGAAGTTGTTTGCTCCTTGAACAACTAAACATCGTTCAGTAAGCATGTGAATTTGCATTGCATCTAAAGCAGATGTAGCAGCTCCAACTGAACCAGTAGTCCAAGTCTTCATTCTTCTATCATCAGTTTGAGAAGCTCTGTAACGCACGTGTAAGAAAGGACGCTTTAAGTTTTTACCTAAAGACTGGTCATACACTGTAGAAGTACCTGCAGGTATAACAACACCTCTAATAGCGTTAGCAGCATTAGCAGCATTAATTGATCCACGAGTAGCATGGTCATTTAAGTATCTAAAGTCAGATTTGTAGAAGTCGTAAGAACCTCTTCTGAATCCAGAGAAACCTAAATTTAAAGCCATATCTTCATCGTTTTCAAATACTCCATAAGAAGTACCGCCAGCACCGTATGAGTTCATTGAAGCAAGCATATCATCAATAGCTAAAGACGAAGCTCTATTTACGAATAACATGTTTTCCTCAATAGCACCTTGTTTGTCAAACTCTGCTAGCATAGCATCAAACTCAGCTAAATCAGTAGCAGCATTAACACCTGAAATACCAGAAGAAACATTACCTCTAGCTTCAATAGCAGCAAATAAACCTTCAGTACCTGAATTGTTTTCAGTAGCTACAGATCCAGGCAGTATATTAGAACCGTCAATTAATGAACTTGACGCTGTTACTTTTTCAGCTTCAAGCATAGACATTTCTAAGTAATCTGTAAATCTTGCTCTAGTATCAGACTCAGCTTTTAAGTACCATAAGTAACCTGAAGCACCTTGCTCAGAAGTAATTTCAATCCAACCAATACGAGATGTATCTGATCCAGATACTTCGTAGTAATCTTTCATTATAATTGGTTTGTTTGAAAAAGTCTTGAAAGATGGCTCGTTAGCACCTCTAGAATCTTGCTCAGCAGTAGAAGTACCACCAACCATATATTTAGTACCTTTACCATATTCAGATCCATATACTAAAATAGTACAAGAATCATCAGCGTTAGAATCTGCTATGTTTGCAGATCCGTAAGGAGATACATCAATAGTAGCTGTGTTCGCTGCAGCTGTAACAACTAAACATTTGTGAACACCAGCAGCGTTAGCTATAATAACAGTATCATTAACACGAATACCGTGATCTGTTCCTTTAACTAAACCATCAATATCTTTTTGAATAGTTACTTTAGTGGTAGCACCTTGACCAGCATTAGCACCAGCAGGTCCTGATCCACCAGTACCATCGTTAGTAGCGATCTTACCAGTGTAAGATAAATGTAATCTACCTTGCTCTGACCAAATAACTTGATCAGCAGTCATTGCCTCTTCAGCACCTACTTGAGATAAGAAACCTGAAATAGTTCTGTTACCGAACACTTCAGCTTCTTTTTCCATCAAGTCTGGCACGTATTGTTGACCCCACCCGCCTGAGCCGGATAAGTCTAAGTAATTCGAAGCCGTCGCCTGTTGTACAGCCGATGGCACCGTATTAGTTGCACCTGTAATTGCCATAATTTTAAATTTTTAAATTAGCGTTTATTTTTAATTTTGAATTTTAATGAACTAGAATCTTCACCAAGCACTCTTACTTTTATTCCTCCAGCGTTAACTTCTCCGTGAGACGACCTCGCCCCTGTATTAACGTTTTTAGCTTGGGCAACGCTTTGCTTTATAGCATCAGCTTTACCTTGTTCGTAAAAGTGTTTAGCGATAGCATCTGGGTTCATCGCTGTAAATAGAGATTTATGATAACCTTTAGCATCTTTAATTGTGTTATCTTCACCAATAAACTTATTGACAAAATTGTTTAAATCGCTTTGAGTTGTCTTAACCTCATTTATATTCTTAACATTGTACCGATACTTTTTGTCTCCAACATTGAAATCAAAACCTTTGAACTCATTATTGAATACAGCATCTGTTCTCTGTCTGAATGCTTTTGTACTTCGCTCTGTAGCTTCTTGTTGAGCTTTAGAGTCTTTGTTATATCTGTTAAAGAAGTCTACAGCTTTCTGTTGTTCTGGCGTCAACTTAACGCCAGCTTTAATATCCTCGTAGTAAGTAGCTTTTTGATTTTCTAAATACTTACGACCTTTTGCAGCTTCTTCTTTTAACGCTATCTTTTTTCTTTTAATATCTTTAGCATCATCAACGTCTTCGTCATAACTAAATGTTTCTTCTAATAAGAAACTTCTTTCTTCAGCTGATAGATGTGGTTTAGTTTGCTTGTAGTATTCATCAAGAACATCTGTAGTATCTAACTTGCTAATGTCAGTGTTTAGCCTAACATAATCTTGTAGATCACCACCTGTCTCATCCATAAAGTTAATTAACTTCTGTATGTTTTCAGGTATAGGTTTTCCAGTTGCTTGAGCTTCAGCTACAGCTTCTTCAACAGCTTCTTCGACTTGATCAACTTTTTCTTGAACTTGGTCTTCAGTTATTTCTTCTAATACTGGTACGTCTGTTTCTTGTACTTCTGCTTGCGGTTGTACTTCTTCTTGTTCTTCTGTGGATCCGGTGTTTTCATTGCTTCCCACCACTCCTGCTGAGTCAGCTGTTGTTTCTTTAGTTTCATTGGTTTGTTCTTCAGTTTCTTGAACTGGTGGATTGTCTAAGTCTACTTTATAGACTTCAGGCTCTTCTGAGCCTAAATTTACTTTAGTTACTTCCATAATATAATTTTATAAAATAATAAATCAGTGGTAGTTATAAACCTATTCCACCTGTTAATAAATCATTACCTGATGATTCAAACTTTTTAATCGGTTTCCCCTCTTTTATTGCTCTTTGATTTTCAGCTTGTTTATCTAATCTTTGATCTTTTCGATCTTCTTTCATAAACTCTTGCTTGTCTTTCATCACTTGTTTTCCAGACTGAAGCTTAGTATTTAAATCAAACTCTAGCTGCATAAGTTCTTTTTTAAGTTGAGCTTCTTGCTGCAAGTATTGAATTTTTAATTGATTTTTTGTTTGTTCTAGTTGAGCAGCAGTTTGTGCTTGAGCTTGGTTTTTCTGAACCTCTGCTTGAGCTGCAACTTGCTGTGCTTGAGCATTTGCTTGAGACTGAGCTTGTATATTTTGTTGCTGTATTCGTTGATCTCTTTCCTGTTTTTTCTGTCTTCTTATTTTTAAAAGCTGGTTTGCGAGTTTAATGTTTCTTACATCTCTAAGATCTATAGCATCATCAAGATCTATTAAACCTTGACTA